CAGCACAAGATATTAAAGTAATCAATAATAATATTAGTAGTCTTTTCATTTTATTAATCTCTTTTCTACCGTTCCATCACTATATATAAAGAACAATATTTTGTTATTACCCGGTTTCGCTGGTCTACCTAATATATCGGTAACCATAATTAATTCTTTGTCGAATCTTTTTGGAAGTGGCCCTGACCAAGTTCCATCGCAGTGATTATACGTTAATTGACATATACTATCCCAAGCATTCTCACAACAATAATCATCTACTAATATAACCCATTCATAACAAGGGTCGTTTAACCAATAAGGATTACCAGGACCAGTAATACAACCAGCGTCGTAAAGACAAACGCTAGTATCATGGACGTTTGCCAAGACATCGTAGTTCCAGGCACCTTGGTCCATACAACCTGTAACGATTTCGATACAAGAACCGTTGTCTGTATTAGCAGTTGAATCATAGTTAAGAGCAGTAGAATCCATACACCCATAAATAAATGATATACAACTGAAATCTTCTGTGTTTGCTTGAGGATTGTAATTAAGCATAGAAGGATCAGTACAACCATAAATATAAGGTATGCAGTTTCCATTGTCTGTATTAGCTAAAGGATTAAAGTTAAACATTGTTGAGTCAGTACATCCATAAACAAATGCTATACACGACCCATTATCTGTATTAGCATCAGGATTATAGTTCCACATAGTTGGATCCATACAGCCGAATATATAAGGTACACAAGATCCATCGTCTACATTAGCACTAGGAGAGTAATTCCACATAGTACTATCTGTACAACCGTAAGTTACCCCTATGCAACTTCCATCATCAGTATTTGCTAAACTGTCATAATTGAAGGCTATAGGGGAAGTACAACCATATACAACAGCGATACAAGTATCAGGTGTATTAGCCTGTGGATTGTAATTAAAAGCTAAAGAGTTCATACATCCTAAAACAACGGGAATACAACCACCATTGTCTACATTAGCTGTACTATCATAATTAAAAGCCGTGCTATCTGTACAACCAAATATTGCTAAATCATTACAACTTCCATCATCTATATCTGCTGTATATCCTTGAGTGTAATATTCTAAGTAACCTGGATTTGTGCAACCAGGATTATAATAACATGTATCGTTAGTATTTGCTGTAGAGTCATAGTTATAAGCTGTCATATCCATGCAACCCATAACTATTGGTACACATTCGTTTCCACAATAAGGTTGCGCTTCGTAAATATCTAAGGCACTTCTATAATTTCTTAATTTATTTTCATTTGGACCAGGCCAAGGATTATCTCCTTCGTGTATTATAACACCGAAGTTATTCTCTACTTTAAAAGAGTTTTGTATTGTTTGTATATCTAATTGCTGAGAGTTTTGTTGTATTGTGGGTATTTCAAAATAATAAAAATAAACCTCATCATTAGAGTTTAATACTAATTCAAAAGTGTCAGAATAAATACCATTTTGATTTATTCTAAATTGATACAATGAATCACCCTGCTCAACACCTAACCAACAATTACCCCATGAATCTCCACCAGCATCATATAGTATTAAATCATAAGTACAAGGAGATGTTAATAACATATAATCAGCATTAGGATCATAGTTAAACGCAGTTGAATCTGTACACCCATAAGTAGCTAAAGTCATACAACTTCCATCGTCGTGATTAGCTAGTGAATCATACTCTATATAAGTAGGATTAGTACATCCGTATATAGTATCGTTATCACTACAAGTATCAGATACATAAGGATTAGACGTAGCTATAACACCAAAGTTTGGTGGGCTTAAAACAAATACAGTGTCTTCACAGTCTAAATTAGTAACCACACAACTACCAACAACAGATCCTCCACCTATACCATCACCATAAGTATCTTCAATAGTAAACACAACAGTATCTCCAACGGGTACACAAACTTGAGTATGTACTGTTTGTCCTGTTTGTGTGTAATTATAAGTTCCAGATGCTACAGAATAAGTTACTACTCCATCAACAGTTATATACCAAGAAGTTTCACCAGGCCAATTATCTAATTTGATAGCAACATCTAATAAAGATTGACCAGGATTACAAATAACATTTTGCACACAAGAACCATCATCAACGTTCGCCCATGGGTTATAATTAGTAGCATTAGGATCGATACATCCAAAGACATAAATACAACTACCATCATTAATAGTAGCTGTTGAATCATAATTTGAAGATACAGAATCCGTACATCCATAAACAAAGTTAAACGGATCACTAACCATTATATCATCTATACATATATCACTAGTAAAACTAGTTCCAGTAGTAGCTTTAAACGCTACTTGAAACACACTGTCTGCAGGAAGTGGATAATATGCAAACTTCCATATATCGCCCTGGTTGCCAGATATTGTATCAATAGGTACATAACTACCATTTGTTAAAATACCTATCTCTAAATCACCCATAGCAGCCCCATACATGTGATACCAAAACGATAATACTTTTCCAGGAGTTGTAGATATATCAAAAGTAGGTGTGTACGTTACAAACGTCTTGTTTGGGAAGCCAGATCCTGAAGCTTCTGTATAATAGTATATTCCACTACCTGTAGTATGATCACCTTGTGGTCCAGTATTAAAAGAACCTGTTGGACCCTGGTGTAACCACCAATCACCGTTGTCAAATACTTCTTGCTGCAAAGGAACACCGTTTTCAAAATCGTGTGCCCATGGAAAAGTGTCTATATTTTGACTAAAGCTTATTAAAGGTAATAATAATATAAATAATATTTTCTTCATTGTTTTTTAATTTTCTCAAAGGAACTAATCCCGAAACATCCTAATGTTACGAAAACAAAAGAATTGTATATTGTATTGTTTATAACAAGCTCTTGACCACAAAAACCTGTTACTAAATCTGTAATAGCAAACATAACCATAAGAATAAAAGATGCAAATCCAATTACATTTTTTTCATTGATTTCATTTTTATCCTTAAATAATTCCCACATTAGAAATCACTCATCAATTGATTATCAATCTCTTCTTGTACCTCTTCTCTAGTTGCTAACAGTTTAAAACTTAAATCAGCTTGAAATCTAGCAACTTCTTCACCGTCTTTAAATATTATAATTGTTGGTACAACTGCTATTTTATATTTTTTTTGCGCTACTGGATCTTTAGCTATATCAATATATCCTTTAGTGTTACAATCTTTTAGCTCCATGAACCAATCAGCACCGTTAGCCTGGTTCCATCCAGCGTTAAAATGCTTGACTGTTATTTGACTAAACACTTGCGACGCTGTAAACATTAAGACAATTATTATTATATACACTATGTTTGATATATCTAACTTTTTCATCTGTTATAAAGTTTGTCTTCTATTTTTTCTAAAGTACCTTTTATTTCCTCAACATCTTTTTGAGTATTCATAATAGTGTTACGTATCATTTCATCTTTCATTTGAAACTCCATTCTAGTTACTTCATCTGGTGGAATAATTGGAAGTTCTTTTGCTTCAGCTATATCAGCCTGTAATGTAAACCACATACCCGCTAATGTTGCTATTGCAAAGCCTAAACCTATTATTGTTTTTACACTTAATACGAAGCCTGTATCTTCATTTAATTCTTTTGCCATTTTTTAGTATACTTTATTATTATAGTATTACACTTTTTTAACGATTTTTACTTTTCTTTTCTAGCTCTATTATCTTTGCTACTCTATCTTTTTCGTATTTAAGAGTTTTTATATCTCTGTTTGGATAACCTAATTCTAAAAGTATATTTATTTGATCTACTTTTTTCATTTTAAAAAGAGCTTTTTCTCTAGTAGTATTACCTTGAGACTTTTTAGGTTTCTTTCTTGTAGATTTTTTATACTCTTCTACTTCTTTTTGTATTTGTTCTTTGCTCTTGTTTTTGCTATTTTCTAAATATTTATCAATAGTTTCTTCGTTGTCTTTGTAAAGCTCAGCAATTTTATCAGATCTTTGTTCTTCTTTTTTAAGCTTTAATATTTCTTTTTCATCTACTTCTAAAACTCTTAGCAAGTCAATCTGCTCGTGTTTTCTTAAATCCATTATTTCTTTAGACTTAAGTTTTATTTCAATTTGCTCATCATCAAGACCTGGATATTTTTCTCTAAGTTTTTGTTGCTTTATTTTTACTTTTTCCATTTCTTTTTCCTGCTTCTTTCTTTCTTTTATATCTTCTCCTAAAGCTTGTAAGTCAGGATCTTGTATACCTAAATCCCAAGTATTCCAACCCATTATTAAAGCTAGTCTTTTCCAAGTCTCATGTTGAGCGTCCATAGCGTTGTCTAAATTTAATAACTTATTAGATATTCTACCAAGAGGTATGTTTGTAGCTCCTTCTATAACATTACCAAACATTGACCAAGCAGGATTATCTAAAGTTAAACCTCTTTCCTTCATGATATCTCTATTAAATCTTTCTGTTTGTATAGACTGGTATATTTTACGTAGTTTAGAGCTAATAGGCGGCGAGAAACTTATTGCTTGTAATAACGTATAAGCATGATCAGATTTAGTCATAAACTCTTCGTCTAAATCTTTGGCTCTTTGTTTGTTAAACTCCATTATAGTGTTTTTAACAGTTGAAATAGCCTTACCTGTAACACCAAAAGTTTGAAACCAAGTGTCAACCATACCGTTTAGTATTCTAGTTTTCTTTTTATCTAACTCGTCCTCTTCTTCATCACCAATCACGGCAAATAAAGCAGATTGTAAAGACTGGAATAGTACGTTAGCAACAAAACCATAGTATATTATTTTAGATATATTTGTTTTTGTGTCTCCTCTACCGTTAATTAAATCTCTAGCGGCTTTATCTATTATTCTACCCGCTTGCATAGGATAGTTACCAAACGCTAATATTAATCTACCGAGTGGGCTGGCTTGCTGTTGTGATATTAAATCTGGTCTACCTGACTGCTGTGACACTTCTGTAGTTTCTTGAAAATCTAAAAATGCTTTAGTTTCTGCTTCTGATTTACTTAAACCTTTTTTAATATATGTATTAACTCTGTTTCTATAAAAACTAGCTCCACCGGCTGAGATAGCAAAACTATCAGCAATTTGAGTAGGTAAAAAACCTTGTTTTAATAAAAATCTAACAACAGCTTTTGCTTGTTCATAAGCGCCTTTACCAGTAACAGCTTGTGATAATTCTTGCTCGTTAACACCTCTTTTATTACCGGCTCTTCTTTGTTTTAAAAAATCAGAATTAAATATCATTACAAAATCTTTCCAGTATTGAGGTTGATTAGCAAAAGCTTTAGCGGCTAATAAAGGATTGTTATCACTCCAATTAACGTAGTTAACAGCCGATATAGTTTGTAACACGGCAGAACGTATGTTAAAAAACATAATAGAACCAATAGCACCGTTAGTCCAGTTCATAAACTCATTAGTTAATCTATTGCTACCAGTAGGTCTTTGCCTTCCAGTTTCCATCCTATACAAAACGTCTTTTAATGCTTCTACATATCTAAGGCCATATATAGCTTCTAATTTATTTAAATTATCTTTTGAAAATATTTGGTTTTTATTCTCTATCCAATCAGCTAAAAATTTAGCTCTTACATCACCAACAGCGCCGTCACTCATTAAATCAGACGCTATATTTTCTGTTAGCCAATACTCACTTGGAGCAGCATAACCATCTTGGTTTTTTGAAATTTTACTTATAACTTCAGCAAAATAAACTAAGTCTTCTTGTGATTTTACAAAATTAGATAAAGCTCTTTGATCCCTTATTGATAAACCAGGTATTTCAAAACCTGCTTTGTTCCATATATAAACTCTAACAGCTTGATCTACATTAAACTCATTAATACTTTTTGGTATATCAATGTCTTCAAAAGTTTTTAACAACGAATTTAAGTCTGATTTTACCTCTGGAAGCTGCTTAAGTATATTTTTATAATCTTCAGAAGCTTTTTGTCTAACTGTGTTTAATTCATCTACACCTCTAGCGAAAGGATCTATTAACGCTTTCTTTAAAAAGTCAAATTGTTTTTCACCTTTTTTACCTTTACCTATTAAATTATACAATAAACCAGCAAAGTCTTGAGCAGAAGAAGGTATTATACCGTTAAACTTAAATCCTTTACCTCTTAATTTAGCTTGAACTTCAGAAAATTTAACTACAGCTGGAATACCAGTTACTTCTTGTATTATTTTATTAAACTCTTTACTCATGTCTTTGCTAAATTGTATTTTAGCTTGTACAGATTTACCTTTAATATCTAACTGATCAATAACATTAGCAACAGCCTCAACATTAGGTAAAGCATCGTCAACAAAGTATATATCATTATAACCTTCTGAATATTTACCAGCTATCCACATAGCTTTAGCTTCTCCAGTACTATTACCTAAGCCAGTAATATTTTTTAGTGGTATATTTATACCTTTTGTTTTTAACCAACCGTGTATTGCCGTAGCGCTTTCTGCTGGTCTAGCTGTTAATATGTAATTATTTTCAGCGCCATACTTTTCTATTCTATTTCTAAGCTTAGTTAACAAAGGACCATCAACACCACCTCTAACGTTTACAAAGTCTTTAAAATCAAAAGTATATCCTAAATTAGCATAAGAAGGACCATCTAAAGGCCATCTTCCAGAGCTTATTTTTACTATTTCACCTGTTTCTGGATTTTTAGCTTCAATAAAGTTTTCTCCCTCTATTATAAGCGTTTCGTCAAAGTCAAAAGCAGACATACCTCTAGATTCTTTACTATAATTTATAATAGGTCTTGCTCTTAAAAGTGCTTCTGATATTGTTAAATCAGATTTAGTAGATTTGTTTATATTAACAGATTCTCTAGTATACATACTACTTAACTCTGTCATAGATTGCTGGTCTGCTAAGGAATAATTTGAAAAACCTACAGAACCTTCAATTGGTCTAGAAACAAATCTAGGCCTAGCAGTCACCATGTCTAATCCATATAATTTTTTTCTTAATTTAACACCTTTTGTAGCTTTAGCTCTAGATGGTTGTTCACTGTTTTTGCTAACTGTAAAAACACCTTCAACTTCCATTTTTAAAGGAGGAACTTTACCATTAAAAAACACATCTGTTCCTAAAGAAAACAAACCATTACCTATAAGTTCTATATACGCAGCTGGATGTTTTTTATTTCCATGGTGTTCTGAAACATGATCTTCGTTTAATTTTTTTATATTAGCTTCAACTATAGCTTTAACATAACCACCTTCTTTTAGTCTATCATAAACTATTTGCGGCATGAAATCATTAGAAATTTTCATTAAAGGTATAGTTGTTTTAGCTTTTACTACATTGCCATCTTTATCTAAAAATCTTCCGTTATTAATATCTTCAATTAACTCGTTTGCCTTTTCATAAAATTGTTTAAAAACTTTTTTAGAACCGTCAAAAGCACCTGTATAATTTATAGTTTGTAAATTATCGTTTTTTATAAAAACTTCATCATTAATAAAATCATATTGAGTAACTGATTTAGAAGTTAATTTTATTTTTTGAGCATCTAACTTGATCTCTATGTTAACTAATTGAAATTCTTCTAAACCTGCTTTACCAAAGTTTACATCTTCATCTATTTTGAAACCTATAGAAAGATCAGCCATGTTATCTTTTTCAGTAGCTTTTTTAACGACAACAATAAAGCCAGGCATAGTGTCTTCGTATTTTTGTAAAATATTATTTATAGCCTGCTCTGCTGCTCTACCTTTGTCTTGATGAAATGGTTTTCCGTTTCTCTTTTTTCTATTAACTTCTAATTCTATTTCTTTACGTAAATTATTTAAAAAATTCTTAGCTTCAACTTGTCTACTATATTGTATGTTGTCAAAAGTTTTAAATTCATTTTTATTTTTATCTAAGTTTTCAGATATTTTACGTAACTTAGCGTCTATAATAGCGTTTTCATTATTAGAATTTTCAAGTATATGATTATCTACAGCTGTTTTTGCTACCGACTCAGCTATTAAAGTTGCTAAAGCACTCTGTCTATCTTTTAATGTCGTATAACCACCTTGCGTAAAGTACTTAGTAAATATAGCTTTATTACCTTTTATATTAAATATACCTTTTCTATAATTAGTTGTTTTACCAGTTTTTTCGTCTATCTTTTTAACATCTTCTTTACTAACCTCTGTTATTTCAAACAAGTTGTTATAGTTGTTTTTAATTACATCTACAGATAAAGCATCTACTATGTCTTTGTAATTTTCAGCAAAAAACATTGAGTATTGATCACTTATAACAAGTTGTCCTTTTTTCTGGGATATTTTACCCATGTCTTTTATTATAAGTTTTCTAAACTCTTTTTTGATAAGTTTGTCTAGCTCTTTTTGTGAATTATCAAGATCAATTTCTATCAAAGCGTCAACCTCGGCTTGTACTTCAGCTTGTATTTCACTTATATTGTCTAAGTCTAAGTCGCTTAAATCTTTTAAAGTTCTAACTTTTTGTTTTGAAACTGAAGGTTGTACATCCGGTTGCGTGTCTTCTAAAAGTCCTTCTTGTAATTCATTTATGTCTTTTTGAGAAAAATTAGTAACTACAGAGCTAGGACTTTTAAAATGATCTAACATTCTGTATTTAATTCTACCGTTTAAATAACCATATAAATCACCTCTACCATCAAAACTGTTAACATCACTTTTACCTGTTTTAGAAACGTTGTATAATCTAAACATTACGTCAGCTTCCATTTCTTGCTTACCGTCTTCAGTTACTTGTAAAGCTGGTCTTTTGTTAAAATAATTATTTATTTGAGCTCTTATCATACCAGGCAACTCATTAGCTATAACAGGTGAGTTTGGTTTGTATAGTTCTTCATTAAACGTACCATCTTCACCTAGAGCATATTTATTTAAGTTTTCTTCAGCAACATCTTTAGAGTGTTGTATTTGCTTTTTAAATTTATTTGTTTGTTGCTTAAGAGCTGTTTTAGATAAAAAATTTCTTTTTACAGCAGCCATATCTTTTAAAGTAAACCTATCTTTACTTATTTTTTTACCTAGACCAATAAAGAAATTTACAGCATCTTGTTCTCCTTCAAAATCAAAATCAAAATCAGTATTAGTAGCATCAGAAATACCTTTACCAAACAAATCTCCTATTAAAGAACCTAAGCCCATGTTTTCTCTTTTGTTAAAATCTATTTTTTCTTCAGCAACTAGTTCTAGAAAATTAGGTATAACTTCGTTTGTCTTTATACTGCCATCAGTGTTTCTTTCTATTCTAGTTCTTAACAAAACACCTAAAGAAGGATTATAATCATCAACAAATTTTAAAAGTTGATCTGCTACTTGCGCTTCTATTTCTGAATTATTACCAAAAGCCTCTATCGTTATTTGATGTCCTATTTCATGAGTTTTTGTTTTAGTTCTACCTGCTTTAGCCGCGTTTCTAACTATTTCATAAGCAAACGTTTCACCAGTACGTACACCGTTTTTATCTACAAATTCTATTGTCGCTCCTAAATCTTTTCCGCTTCTAGCATCTGTTACTAACTTAACATATTGACTTTCAGTAATTTTATTTTCATTTAACAACTTTGTAAATCCTTTAATAGCATCATCTACTTCTTCAAAAGTATTAAAGTCTTTTGCTAACTTTGTTCTTTTTTTATTTTTAGAATCTTTTATTATTTCTTGAAAATAATACTCAACTTCAGCAGCTTCGTTTATTTGTTGATCTGTTGGGTTGGCATTACCATCTTCTATTAAATCTGTAGTAACTTTACCTATTATTTCTTCTCTTCTTTCTACATCTTCTTTTAATTGGCTTTTTTCAAAAGCTCTCCAATTGTCACCAAAAGCTTCTGGAGTTCTCATTATATCTAAAACAACTTGGTTTTGATCAAATTTTATTTTTAATTGATCAAGCTTTATTTGTTTTATTTCATTTGATATTGACTTGTTATCAAGTACACTTTTTGCTTTAACTTTTATACTTTGAAGCTCATTAAAAACTTTACTATATTGATTTAAAAATTTATTACCTAATTTAAAAAACTTCTTTTCTTCTAAAGCAATTATATCACGCATTTCAGCTTTTAAATCATTAGAAGTTTCTTTTAAACCAATTATATCTTGGTTTGTTTTTTCAAGTGCATTATTTAAATCAAAGCTAGGTTTTTTATTGTTAAGCACATATCTTTTTGTTATTAATTCAGATTTTAATTGTAAGTTGTTTATTTGTTGTACTATTCTGTCGTTTTCTAACATTTTACTTTGGTACAACTTAAGATTTGAACGATCTGAAAGATTATTTAAAACTACACCACTGGTTAAACTTAAAGTACCTAAACTATTTCCCATGATAAAACCAGCGTCCATTGCTTTATCTACACCTTCAAATATATTTTCTCTACCTAATATCCAATTTTGAAACAATTGTGTACCACCTTCACTATACCTTTCAATAAAAGGCGATGCTACTGTCATACCTATGTTAGCTTTTATGTAGTCTTTAGTAGAAATTTCAAACAAACCTTTGTACTTACTATTGTTTTTTATTATATTTTTATTGTCATATATAAAATGATATTTTTTAGGTATAAATTTAGAAAAAAGATATGTTGATCCACCATAACCACCTAACCATTTAGGCGCTATAAATTTAGTAGGAAGAACACCAAGTCCTAATTCAACACCTGCATAAGCACCGGCTTTAAATGTTCTTTCCCAAAAGCCAAACTTTTTACCAGTGTTTTTTTCTATTAAATCCATTTCAAATTGACCTGATCCAAAAGCGTGTACACCACTTGTATATATACCAAAAGGAGACATGTACATTGCGAATATTGGTATTTGCTCTGAAGAAACGTCTCTTAAAAACCCAAAAGTAGAAGCTGTGTAAAAGTTTTTATTAAAAGGATTAATACTATATTCTACCCCAAGTTCATAGTCTTCTTTAAAAAACCTGTTATAAGATCTTTGCTGTTGCTCTTGAAAATCAAACATCATATCTTTCATATAAGGCGTTGCTTCTACGCCCATTAAGGTAGATCCAAACGTGTGTCCCCCGTACATTATTTTACCAAAAATGTCTAATGTTCCATAACCTATTTTAGTCCAAAACTTCTCCCAAGCACTATAATTAAGCTGAGATATTTTCCATAAATCATCAATACGATCAAAATCTGACTTTTCAAATATACTAGATAATTCTAACATATTTTCTTCTTGTATAACCTTTATGTCTTCTAAGCTTTTTTCTAGCCAAGAGTATGCAGTTACTACATTGTTGTAAGTACTTCTATCTATTTTTAGTTTTTCACCGTTCTCTATTTCTATTTCTATTTCGTCTAAATACTTTATTTGTTTTGTTTCATAAAAATCTCCTCCATAAGTATAAAGGTGAGAAAATTTTCTACTAGGTACTTTGTACTCATGTACCGCGTAATTTGTACTTGGCGCAAACTTAATATTACCACCAGCTTCTTGGCTATAAACTTCTTGAAAGTTGCTTATTAATTCTAAATAAGGGTGGTTATATATTTCTTCATACATAACTTGTACTTTCAAAGCTTGTTCAGTAAACTCTTGTTCAACTCCAGCTAAATAATTCTTTGCCGTTTGAGTAAACCTTTGTAAATCTTGTTGCCTGTCTACGTTTCCTCTATTTTTCTTAAATTTAAGCTCTAGTAAATCTTTACTAAACTCACGAGTTAACAAATCTTTAGCCTTTGTATTAAGTATATTTATATAACTTTCCGATTTAGTTGGATCTTGAAAACCAGAAGAATAACCTATATAATTTGCAAATTTTTCAGCTTCATCATAAATATATTCATACTCCGTGCCTATTAACACTTTAGCGTCGTAGTATGCGTCAAAATTTCTATTTAAACTTCCTTGGTCATCTACAAACTCTTCGTTTTGATTATATATATTAAATACTTTTTTACTTATATCTCTATTGTCACTTGCATCTAACGTATAATCTTCTTTTACTACCTCTTGTAGTTTGTTTATGTTTTTAGTTTGGTCAGTTGTAAAAACTGAATTTTTAACCTCATTCATTCTTTTTAATTGAGGCTCTAAAAAATTAACAAGTTTTATAAAGTTGTCTCTAGACCGATTCATTAACTCTGACATTTTTATAGGATCATTGTTGTAATCCGTAATAGCCGCGTCACTTGCGTCGTAAATTGAAAGCGATAGTTGATGAACTTTAACTTCGTCGTTTTCGTCTCTATAACTTATATGAATAACATCTTGCATATCGCTAAAATACTTTATAGTAAAATAAAGATTATCTGGATGTTTTGATTTAGGTGACCAGTTTATATTATCTGTAACGTAAGCGTTTGGTAATATTAATGCTAGTCTTTCCGCGGCATCATCTTCATTTAAACTAAAAAAATTTTTTATAGGCACGTAAGAATCCCAGTAATTAGCACCACCACCAACAAAATAATCAAAAATTCCATTACCCCAAGTGTCGTTTATTTGTTTAAGAATTGGATACTGTTGCGACCATTTAAGCTCGCCTTTTATTAAATTACCTGGATAATTTATTGTACTACTTTTTTCATATTTATTTACAACATTTGATCCTACAAACGTTTCTTTTCCTTTTAAATTATAGTCTGATACTCTATAAGTTTCTTTATTATAAGGTGAAGTGTAAAACCAATCTTTTTCTTCGTTATCATAATAAGCATTTTCAATTATATCTTGATATAAAAAACCAGCATTATCAGGATGCTCTTTAATCTTCATTTCCCCGTCAACAAAATATTTATCATTTTTTGCTGGGTCTTGTATTTTTTGAAAAAGAGGATTAAATTCGTGAGTATTTATTGTTCTTTGTTTTATAGCTTCAGGATCGCCGTCACCTATAGCTAAAACCGGCGGCTCAGACGTTACAGTTGGCAGTGCATTTCCTGCAGCGTCAACGTGAGTGTGGTTATGTTTATATTTTTCTAAATTTTTTATTTTAAGCTTGTACTTTTCGTCACCATATAAAAAATTATATAGTTGATTTTCGTTTCTTATTCTAGTACCGTTATCAGTATAAGTGTTGTAAAGAAGTTTTAAAGGATTTTGTTCCCAAGCATCATCTGTAAAAGTTTCACTATATACTCCTGGCGTAAATCTAACTGTTGTAAATTTACCTCCATAATTATCGTTATCACCAACAAAGTTGTCTTCACTATAACCGTTAACAAACAAAAATACAGATCTATTAATTTGATCAGTACTAGGAAAATCTGTTCTTTCCCAATTGTTAGCTATTCCAATTTTAGCTCTATTTTCATAATTATTAGTATTAAACTCTAAAGTAGCACCATCAAGTTGTCTTGTAATTTTAACTTTATTCATACCTGCGTCTCCATCATTTTCTACAGTAAAATAATCTGTGTAATCAAAATGTTCTTTTGCTTGCACAACTGTTTGGCCAAACCTACCGTTATTTAATGATTTTATAAAGTTGTATTTAAAAGTATTGTAAGTAAAATTGTTAGCTACTTGATCTTTGTTAGAATACGTCAAGTAATCAACGTACTCATGAGCAAATAATTGTCCTAAATTACCTTCTGTTACTTCGTCAACGTTGGAACCCCAGGCTGCTTTGTATATACTAACAAAATCCCGAGATTCTATATACATTGGATGTCCGGTTAATAGGTTTATAGCAAACGGCTTGTTTATATCACGAAGATCTTTTCCACTATATTTGCCTACTGTCATCGGATAAGCCACAGCTTCTCCTTCAGGCGAAACACCTAAAAATTTATCGTATACATCTCTTTTGTTTCTTGGAATATCAGTAAAATTTTCGTTTTTTATTAAAGGAAGTGAAACTTGGTTATTTATAAGTGTATAAACGTTATTTCCAGTTCCTTTATTTTTGATTTCTTTGTATTCTTTTTCTTTTCTAAAATACTCATCTTCTCTACCTTGAAAGTCTAAATAAGAACGACCAAGTTCTTGCCAGGCTTTTTGAATAGTAGGATTGTTTAGTACTCCTTTAGCGTTTTTTTCGTTTGTTAGATCTAGATTTATTAAGTTAGCAAATTTTTCGTTTGTTTTTATAACAAACCTTCTAAAATCATTTTCTTCTTCAACTGTTGTAAAATTAGCTTTTTTAGGACCGTCTATAATAACCATATTATTTTATTTTATTTTTTATAATAAAAAGTCATAACTTCTTTTGCAAAATCTAAAAAGTCATCGTTTATATCACTATCATTTTCCATTATAGCCTGTGCCAAAAGAAATTTAAATTGTCTTTGTACTTCTGGAGACAAAGTGCCTTTAATTTCTTCGTACTCTTCAAACATTTCTACTAAAGTTATACCATCTTTACTATAGTTATATTCTCCAATATTATTGTTTTTTACAAAATTAGCTATTTTACTAGTTTTGTCTATTTTTACTGGTTTTTCATCTTCATACATGTTGTCTCTATAAGAAGCGTTGTTAAAATAATAATCTATAAAATTCATCATACCATTTTCAGTATTAAATTCATAATCAAAAAACAAAGAGTTTCTAGCGTTTTGATCTTTTTTAAGTTCTGATTTTAATTTTGGGATGTATTCGTTGTTTATAGAAGCTTCTAGTTCTCCTGTAGTAGGATCGTCAGATGAAGCTTTTTTTGCAAAATTATACAATAATAAAGATAAATTTTCTCCAGCGTCAGCTGTAGTAAACTGAGTGTTTTTAAAAGCAGTTATTGGCATGTATGAAGCGCCGTTCATTGATAAAATGTTTAATCTACCGTTTTCAAACTTAAACCATTTTATATTTTTTTCTTCTTCTGACACAGTTCCATCTCTGTTAAAGTCTTGAGTAAAATTACCTTCTATAACATTTAATAAATACATTTGTATTTCAGGGGACATAGATTCTGACATATTACTAAGTACGGTTTTACCACCAACTGGAGCTGTAAAATCTTCTAGTATTTTGTCTTTAAACTCATCAAAAATTTTTACATCTTCTTTTAGTATCTGCGCAGAAGACAAAGAGGCATCGTAAATATTTTTTGCTTCTTTAAACTTTTTTGTAAAAGGAAGTGACATCTGCATTTCTTTAGATGCATCTACACCCATTTGTCTAACTTTTGTTATTTCTTCAACTAAAGCTTTATCCATACCAGTAGTATCAAAAGTAGAATATGCTTTATTTAACTCACCAGTTCTATCTATACCAGATTGTTTACGCTGTACTAACCCCTGTGCTATAGAAGTAAGGCCAGTTAAGTAACCAGATATATCTACTTTAGCCGGCGTATATGCTGCTCTAGCTGCGTTTATTATTGTTTGATTCGCCATATTATATTTGTTTGAAGTCTACGTCTATTTTACTATAATCTACCATATCATGCTCTCCATTAAAAACAACTGCTTCTTGTGGTATTTCATCAGACATAACACCTTGGAACAGACCTTGTCCATATTTACTATCTATATATTCAAAGCTGTATATATTTAAACCACTTGGTGATTTACCAATTAAGTTTATATTCTTTTTAAGTTTTCTATCAGATTTGTATAAACCTATTGCAGCGGCAGCAACTTGTCCAACTGCGCCAGCAACCTGTCCTTTGTAAGCTAATCTATCAGCTATAGCTTGTCTAGCGCCTTTAACTTGTTCTCCAGCTACACCAATTAATGTCGTCATTTTATCTATTTCAAATTGATTAGCACCCTGCATGTTAGCTAACGTAACAGCTCTTTCTTGTGCTTTTAATCTAGCAGTTTCTTGTCTTTCCATAGCTCTATTAGCTCTCAACTGTTCTGATATAGAAATTTGAGTTTCTCTAGCTTGCTGTTTAGCTTGGTTACTCAACGCTTGTGCTAAACCAGCAATACCACTACCACCAGCTACACCTCTCATACCGGCCATAATATTAGCTTGTTGTTGTTGAAACTGCTCTCTAGCGTAGTCTTGAGCTTGTGTATCAACTTCCAACTCTTCCATTACATTTTCTTGTTTTAAAGCATCTTCGTCTAAAGGCTTAAACTGCGACTCTTCATAAGCATCTAATCTTTCTTCAAATTTTCTTTGTGCTTTAGCAAGCTGTGTTTGTAAGCTACTACCTCTTCTTCTTCTTTTGCCAAATAAAGACCCTAAAACTATACCACCTAATCCAGCGCCCACCACTTGTGCAGCTGTGAATGCGGCCGGGTTTCGTAAAGGACTATCTTTTTTATTCTCTGCCATATTATTTAATTTTATGTATCTATAGTTACAGTTTTTGTTATTTATTTACTACTTTCAGTTATTTCAGAGCCTAAGCTAAACAACTCTTTTTTATTTACGTCTGTGTTTGTAAGCGTTACTTCTGCGTAATAACCTTTCAAGCTACAATTATTTACTCTATTGTCTTTTCTAAACATTATAAAATCACCAGCTGAAGGTACTTTCAAAGCTATTTCTTGAGGTGGATTTTGATTGTCAAAAACACCAGTTGTAATAGCGTTACCATTATTGTCGTCTGTATCAGCAATAAAATTAGTATTTCTAACGTCTGACACTCTACCTACTAAATCAGTAGCGCTAACAGTGGTTGCTCCAGTACTTATTGCGTAAACGTAATCGTT